CCATGTAATGTCTCAGCTCGCGATATGGTTAGACAGCAAAGATATTAAACCAGGTACAGTTGGGAAACTTACTGCTGAAAACTTTGCCAGTGGTATTAGTAAAATCATTTCAGAAATGGACACGTTGGAAAACAGAAAGGGTCAAGAAATAGTGTTTTCGGAGATGGAAACAAAGTGCTGGCGTAGAATCGCACAGATACATAATACACTGGCAAAGGTTGGTAGAATATCTAACAGAAAATTGTTCTCTGATCCCGATAGCCTTGTAGTGATGGCCGAATACTCAGAAGATAAGGTTTTAGAAACAAGAGCGGATAAGGTTGAAAGACTTGCGAAAGAGAGAGACGCACGATTTACATCACAGAAAAAAGCAATCAAGGAGCTTAACCCAAAGATGGATGACAAAGCAGTTGATGAGCTTATAAAAGAAATAGATGAAGAGCAAACAACTACACTGGAAGTAGATGATGGCGACACCACAGCAGAAATTCCGACTGATAATAGGTAAAGGATATACCGCGGAACAGAAACAAAAAATAACAAAAGCGGTTATTAAAACTATTGAATCAAGAACTAAAAAGGGAAACGACCTGCGCGGTGGTAAGTTTGTTAAATATACTAAAGAGTATAAGACGTTCAAAACAAAACATTTAGGAAGTGCATCGCCTGTCAACTTACGTTTGTCTACGCAAATGTTGAGCGACTTAAAGGGACTACCTCCTAGCAGCAGCACCAGCATTACAGTTGGGTATGACAAAGGTACAGAATCAAACGATAAAGCTCATGGCAATCAGTCAGGCAGTTACGGTAAGCCGTACCCCAGAGCTAATAAAAAAAGAAAGTTTTTAGGAATAACACCAGCGGAGAAGAAAATTATACTTGGTAAATTTAAACCAGCAAACCTCAAGGAACGATTGAAAGAAGCTGATAAAATACAATCTGAATTGGAAGCGAGCTTATGACAGTTAACTTTGCTGATAGAGTAGTTAAGCGAATGAATAAGGTGATAAGGAAGTCAATGTCACCTACTGGCTTGAAAAAATCATTAGCACTTACTATTAGAATATTAAAAGCAAGAACGCGTAAAGGTTATGGCGTAACCAGTGACGGTGGTAAAAAAGAAAAGTTTAAACCATTGGAGCCAAGTACAAAGACATCGCGCGGTAGGAAAAGCCTCCATTATTCTACCAGCAAAAACAGGTCCAACCTCACAGAGACAGGTCAAATGATAAAAGCGTTGACTGGTGAAGTAACTAGTTCAGCAATGTCATTATTTTTTAAGCCTGACAATAGAACATACATAGGCAAACCTCCGAAAAAACCCGTTAGTAATACAAAACTTGCATTCCTACATGATAGGGGCAGTTTGGGTCGTCCTCCAAAGCGTCCATGGTTAAGATTTTCTAAAGAAGAAAAGAAACAAATCTCAAAAGAAGTTGCAGATATATTAAGAAAAGAAATAAGGAAAGAATTTAACAGATAGTGTCACTTGACACTACAACAAGGAGTAAACTATAATGGCAGAAGAGTCAAACAAAGTCGTTGGTAACGCACTTGATAATGCTGGTAGCAAAGATCAAGAAAATTCAAACAAAGACATTAAGCAAACAGTATCGTGGGAAAGCCATGATAAACTATTGGGTCAGCACAAGAAGACTAAGGGTGAAATTGCTGAATTAACCAAAAAGCTTAATTCGTTTGAAAAGGCTCAAAAGGATGCAGAGGAAAACAAGTTGGCTGAGAGCGGAGAATACCAAAAGTTGTTGGAGTTGAAACAAGTAGAAGTAGAAACGTTGATATCAGAAGCTGAAGTTGCAAAAACAGAAGTAAGAAAAGTTAACCAACACTTGATCGATGCACAGAAGTTACAAGCTGTTTATGACAGATTGCCTGGTAAGATAAAGAATAATAAATACTTAAACTTTATCGATCTTGAGAATGTAGTCATAAATCCCGATACTGGTGATGTAGATGAACAGTCAGCATCAACGGTAGCAAATAGTTTTATGAAGGAATATGCCGAGTTAGTAGATACAAGCCATGTCGGCAAACTCCCAGGGAACGCCGCAGGTGGATCGGGGAACCTTCAAGAAGAGTTTAAGAATTTAAGTTTAACAGATATGAACAAGAACCTAAAAAGCCGCGTACAAGAGGCTAAACGTAAAGTAGGAGTTTTATAATGGCAGTAACAACTAAATCGTATGTAGACACAACTTTAGATCTAACGCAATCATTTTGGTCGCCCATCTTTCAAAAAGAGCTTAGAGAAAATACAATGTGGCCAGCATTAACTGCTGATCCTCAGTATAAAGCTGAAGAGGTAAAAGGTGGGGATACTCTAAAAATTAAGAGAATCAATAAGCCAAAAACAAATATTAAAACTATTGGTACTGATGCGGACAGTTTTGAAAGTAATGTTCTTTCAACAACTAATGTTGATCTAGTAGTTAATAAAAGATGTACATCAGCTTATGAATTTGAAGATTTGGCAATTCTTATGTCTCAACTAGAGCAAAAAGATTCTGAGATTAAAGAATCACTATTATCAGATGTACAAGAACAAGCGAATGACTGGATTAAGTCTTTGATCGTTCCATCAGCATCTGATCCAGACCATACAAACATTTCAGCATCAGGTGACTTCAACCTTGCAGCATTAAGTAATGCTAGAACACTAGCGTCAGTGGCTAAGTGGTCTACTCGTAATCCTTGGATGCTAGTTCTTGATCCAACTTTTACTAGTGATTTACTTGACGACACTACCATTGCATCGAGTTCATTTACAGGCGAGAACACATCTCCTATTATCAACGGAGCATTTCAAACTAAGAGAATGAACTACAATATTCTTGAAGATAATAGCTTGGCGACAGACACTGGTTTTGCAATCACTAGGGGTGGTTTAGTATCAGTTATGGGAACACCAAGATTTAAGATTTCCGATTTACACGCCCAGAAAAAATTCGGCTATCTCTTGAGTGTTGATTTTGTACTTGGCGCGGCCGTCATCGATAACAAAAGACTAATCTCTTTTATCGTATAAGGTAATTAAATGGAAGTTGGAACTACTAGAGGCAGCATTACAGACATTACAGGGTCGTTAAGCGGTAATCTTTTATATTTATCGCATAGTGACTCTGAAGTATTAATTGAGCAATGGAATAGCATCATGGGTGAAAAGAAAATAATCAATGCTTATTCTATTGGCAATAAACACGTCTTGGTAATTGCAACAGCTTATAAAATTAAAAAAGTAACTAAAAACAGGAGTAACTAATGTCATTAGCAGATACTAAAATAATTTACGGATCAGCAGCAACGGCTGGTGGATTTACTAACGAAGAATCATGGACGAAAGTAACTTATGATTTCTCAGATGATACAGGTGCTGTGGCTGATTATGATATTTTCACAGCAGGTGCAGATTTGGTTATCACGGATTATTACATGAGTGTATCAACAGCTGTAACTAGCCCAGCAGGGGCCATTTTAGACGTTGGCCTGACTGATGGTGGTGTTGAGTTAGGCTCAAATATTACAACCGCAACTCTAGCGGCTGGATATGTTGTGGGCTTTCCGGCAGGTGGCGTAACTAAGTTAAGAGTAGCCAAAGACAGTGATATCGTGATGGGTATTGAATCCTCTACGTTCACGGCAGGTGTAATTGATTTCTATTTCAAAACAAAATTTGAAGGTTAATAAAAATAAGGGGCTTCGGCCCCTTTTTTAAACTGAGGTAGTTAATGGCTTTACCGTCTCATATTAATACTAAGGTTTCTAATAGCTTCGTAGAGGCAGGGGACAACGGAGAAACCGCACAAAGAGTTTCATCGGCTGGCGGCATGAATACCATCAACCCCTTGGCAAAGTTTATGGAAGTATCTAATACCGATACAGTGACTGAAGTATATAGATATTATGAGTCATCAAATAAGGCTACGCTTTATAACACTGTTACAATAATTTACACCACAACAGCAAAAACGGATTTGCTTTCTGCGGAGTGGGATTAATGCCTAAATTTAAGTACAATATCTTTACTGGAAACATGGATGTAATATCTCTAGATAACTTTTCGTATGATAACATAGTGTCAGTATTTACTGTCCCAGAAAACCAGCAAATGATAGTTTACCAAAATATCGCAATAAGTGCTGATGTAAGTCTTTTAGGTGATTTGGTTTTAATTGATTAGGAATATTTTATGAGCAAAATTACAATTACAAATCAATCCGAACCTACAACGCCAACGAGCGGGAAGACTGCAATATATGTAGACGCTACTTCTAAGTTATTTTCAAGCAAGAATGATTCTGGGGTAGTAGCAACTTATGGGGCTTCTGATGCTGCATACGGAGCAGGTTGGGACGGAGACATAGGCCCAGCATCAAAAAATGCTATTTACGACAAAATAGAAACGCTAGGAGGAGGAGGCGGTGTTGACGATCATGGAGGGCTTAGTGGATTAGCAGATGATGATCATCCTCAGTATTTGTTAGCGGCTACTGCAATGGCAGAATCGGCAAACCAAGATATTGGAGCAAGTGGAACAATAACTTTAAACTCAGCATACAGACAGATTTTAAACGTAACAGGTGATGGAGGGGCGCAAACAGCCAGTACGGCACCGTTTGGGGCAACACCTCCAGTAGCTTGTACGGAAATTACTGTGGTGGGAACAAGTGATTCAAATACAGTTACCATTCCTAATAGCGACACTGCGGATGGATGCTTATTAAATGGTGCAGCAGTATTGGGTGCAAATAAGTCGATAACTCTAACTTATAGTCTAGTAAGAGACAGGTATATCGAAAAAGGGAGAAATTTCTAATGAGAAAATTCGAAGTATTTTTAATGTCCATTATTGCAATGCTACTATTTATGAGTATTGGTGCAGTTAGGATTCTTGACTTCGCAAGTGGCCGATACATTACTGATGATACTGGAAATGGTTACTTAACTTTTTTAAATGGATCAGTCGCAGAACGTATCGCAATGACTCCTGAAACTTGTATGATAAGAAGCGAGATAGACGTGGGAACAAATGCAGGAGGCGCGGCAGCCACTACCGAACAAGTCAGGCGAATGAGTGTAACGAGAGGTGATTGCGATGATATAACTCTTCCACATTCTGGTGATAGTATGACAGCAGATACTATTTATTATCAAAATGAATATGCAGAAAGCTGGGACGTTGCTACCGGTGACTACTTGATTAAGTGTTATGCAGCAGCTTACGCAACGGATAGTTCGTCAGTTTATTTATACAATGAAACTGATACGGCAATAATAACCGATTGTGTTGGTGATGGGTACGCAAATCTTACAGAAGCCCGAGCAGCTTTTTCATGCAGGGCGACTTTTGCAGCAACGAAGGAATTAAGTCTTAGACATTTCACAGAAACTGCCAGAAGTGTTTACGGCCTTGGAATTGGTGGCATAAGTGATGGCGGCAACAAAGCAGCTTTTGCACCAGTAGCTTCATGCAGTTTTACGAGGATTTATTAATGAAAACTATTATTCTAATTTTACTTTTGATTCCGACTATATGCTTTTCTTTAACACCTAAGCAAGAAAAAAGTAATGATATAAAAAGGCAATCGGCAATTTCGATTTACATTAGTCAAGCGTTGCCAGCTTTTAAGGTCGAGTATCCACAGTTTGCTAACTGGAAAGAAACTAGAATAAGACAATATATTTATAATACACCAGAGACAGAAACAATAATGACTCGGCTGGAAGTTATTGCTAATGCTATCAGGATAAACACTAAGGACATTAGGCCAAACGCTTTAAAGATATTTAGAGATAAGACAAAAACACCGGCAATAAGGCTAAACGCTCTTATGCTTTTACTAAGGTTTAGATAATGCGGAAAAGAATACTTTACGGTAACAACACAGTAATTTTCGACCATACTGTATCACTCAACAACTATTTTAGTGGTAACTTTACCAGCACTTTTATAGCTGCTGAAGATTATATATACATAGGAAGTCGTTTACCATTCAATCATTTCTATTTGAATATGGGCACGACCGTCAACGCAGAATCTGCAGACTTAACCGTAAGCTATTGGAGTGATAGCGAATGGTTGGACGCGGTTGAAGTAATTGATGAAACAGCAACAGGGGGTGCAACACTTGCGCAATCTGGTTTTATTTCATTTACACCAGACAAAGATAACAATTGGACACGAGAAAATACTAATTATGGTGGTGAATCTATAACAGGACTAACCGATGTTGAAATATATGATTTATATTGGATGCGTCTTTCGGTAGATGCAGATTTAACAGCGGATATGGTCATCAGTTGGTTAGGTCAAAAGTTTTCAGATGATAATGATCTAGGGAGCGAACATGCAGAAGTTACAAGATCAAATTTTATAGCAGCGTTTGAAGATGGTAAAACAAGTTATGAAGAACAGGCGATTAAAGCTGCAGAGATAGTTGAGAACGATTTAATATCAAGAAAAATGATAACTCATAATGAGCAAATACTAGACAGATATGACTTAAGACTTGCTTCAGTATCTAAGGTTGCCGAGTTAATTTACAATGATCTCGGTGACGATTACGTTGATAAATATGACAACGCTAAAAGAGAATATCAATCACGCATAGGCAAGTCGGTTGTCAAAGTAGATAGAAATAGTAACGCTCTACTTGATAAACAAGAAGACAGAGTTATGAAAGGATTCTTATACAGATGAGCACCTTTAACGATTTATACGATAAATTAAGAACTACCATACCAACTCTTACAGGATTTTCCGATAAAACGGAGATACCTAATCCCGTCTCGCTAGCAGATAATAATGCTAAGTTCCTCCGAGACGGGTGGGGTATTAAAGTTGGTGATAACTCTCCACAAGGTGATGATTACTTAATGCCATCAGTGGTGGAGTCACAGGATTTTGAAATAGTACTTACGAGTGAAGTGTTGGGTGGAAAGTCAGACGTTGTCCCAATGATAACTTCAACCAAAGCATTAAGAGATGATATAGCAGCTATGGAAATCGACTTCACTGGATCACGATTTGGCATAGCTGACAAAGTAGAAAACATTACCGTTAACTCTATCAGTGGGGTTGAGAGTGTAACATCAGAGAAGAAAATAATAACTATTAGTGTAACTTTTAACTTTACTTATTGGAGGTAATCAATGGCACTCGGAACACCAAGGACAATTTTTGGAATTACAAATATCACACCTTATCACGTATCAAGCCAAAAGCCGTATGGAACAGCCCGCGTTTTATCAAGTTCAAACTTTGAATTTTCAGGAGAGGTAGTTTCTCTTCATGGTGGATCATCAAAATGGGCGTGGCAAAATGAGGATTCAACACTAGATGGAACTTTGGAAATCGTAATGAGAGAAGTACCAGATTGGTTGTTTCAATTAGTTTATGGAAAAGCTGTAACGACTGCATCAGCAGCATCGAGTGGTACAGTTTCATCTATAGCGAACGCGCTTAATACATCATGTTTTGATGCAACAACCGGTATTGCAAGCGTAACAGCAGGGGCAACAACATCGGACTTGAAATTTGGTAAGTATACCGCTGTAGTGGCAGCAGGTGGGACAACTGTAGACCTCTTCTGTAATAGCTTTATTGATTTCGGCAGAGGAACAGATGTATCTTATGATGATGACCTACTTGCAATAGAAAGTGGCGTAGCTGTTACCGATAGTAGTGGCACGACAGCAATTGCAGATTTTGGTTTAACAATTACTGGAGGCTCTGGAACCGTGGCTATGACAGTTGGTGACAGTGCAACCTTTGAGGTTTTACCAGTTAATACTGGTGGATCAACCGAAGTAACTATTGGCGCAACAACTGATACATTCCCATCATGGGGCTGCGAAATTTATGCTCAGGCTCAAGGGTCGGGAAACGGTAGGATGATTAAAGTTGACATCTTTGAATGTAAAGCAATCGGTGGAGCGTTACCATTTACCGCTAATGATTTTGGAGAGATAACAATCACTGCTAAGGTATCTTACAATGATACGCGTGGTGGTGTCTTCAAGATTACTGAAGTAGTATTATAATTTAATTTTCAATTGGGTGTTCTGTAAAATGGGCACCCTTTTCTTTTAGAGGATAATCATGGAATTAAGTCAACTCACACCAACTGCAAGTACCGTATATTTACGATTATTAGGACAAGAAATAACACTCAATCCTGTTACTTTGTCTGATGAAATTTGGCTAGAAGAAACATTCAAAGACGGCATTGTAGAAATCTTTGAGAAAGTTAACATGGTTGATATTTGCAGAATAGTGTTTAGGCTAATGTGTGATGAAGATAAGCTTCTTTTTAAAGTGGTAGAAAAACATTCCATCGGTGAGGAAGGTTTAGAAATTACTACCAAACTAGGCGGTGCCAAGCTTCTTAACAGTTACATATCCGGCTGGGATGATAAGAGCAACATCATAGGCGCATTGGTTGATACCATTGGCGCGTCAAGACCTGCGCCTGACGATAGTAAAAAAAAAGAGCAGATTCTGAACCAACCGACTGGGCAATGATATTTGATTTATTGTCTGCAGAGTATGGTTGGGAAACTGAGTACATTTTTAGCAGAACAATGAAAGAAATAAGTTGGAGAATTGAATCAATAAGCAAACGACAGAATATAGATATGAGATTTAACGCTCAAATCCATGGCGTAAAGATGAAAGACAGGCCGAAGATAAACGAGTTGTCTGAGGATAAGCAGAAAAAATTAGATAAGATTATCCAAGCAAGGATTAAAAATGGCTAACGAAAAAATTATTATTGATATTGATGGTCGTGCGAAAGGTGCAAAAAATGCAATAAAGGGCATTGATAAGGAAATATTTAAAGCACAAAAAAAAGCTGACAGGCTAAAATCAACAATGTCAGGGCTGAAAATTGCCGGGGCTGCTGCTTTCGCTACAATAGGTGCAACGATTGGGGTAAGTCTAAAAAAGTTCGCCAAGTTTGACAACGAGTTGAGGGGTGTCAAGACATTACTTGATGAGGGATCGTTTGGAGCTAAGGGTCTTGAGGAAGGCTTTGCCGATATGCGAAAGGGCATTCTACGACTAGGAGCAACTGCACCTGTCGCTATAGAATCTTTAAATAAATCGCTGTTCGACACTGTCTCAGCAGGTGTTGCAGCAGGTGACGCTGTTAAGTTCGTTGGCACTGCCGCAAAACTCGCAACAGCAGGAATAACAGATGTATCAATTGCAACTGATGGCTTAACCTCTGCATTAAATGCGTATGAACTTAAAGCAGGGGCTGCGGAAGAGATAGCGTCAAAATTTTTCTTAGCGCAAAAAGCAGGTAAAACAACGATTGCTGAATTGTCAAGTGGGTTTGGGATAGCAGGTGCTTCAGCCTCTGGATTTGGCGTAACACTAGATGAGCTACTAGGTGCAGTTTCAGCAGTTACAATTGCAGGAGTGAAAACCAACTCTGCTTATACAGGATTAAACGCATTGTTAACTGGCATATCAAAGCCAACGGCTGACGCTGCAAAAGAAGCTAAAAAATTAGGTATAGAGTTTAACACTACCGCGCTTCGGTCAAAGGGCTTACTGAAGTTCTTAACAGACCTAAAAAATGCAAATGGATTTACAAAACAATCGGTCGAAAAACTTTTTGGATCAATTGAAGCACGAAATATTGCATTTTCATTGACAGGTGCGCAGGCTGATATATTTGCAAATAATGTGGAGAACTTAGGCAATAAGCAAAAGGCACTGAACACTTTCACCGCAGGCTATGGAGTACAAGCTGCAGGCGCAGCAAGCCAAATGAGCATATTTAACAACAAAGTGTCAGCGTTATCTATAACTTTAGGTGAGGAACTAGCTCCTGCCATGATGGAGCTTCTTAAAGTTGGTACTTTAATTATTGCAGAAGTATTTAATATTGGTGAGACGCCATTTGAATCAGGGTTAGCTTCATTGAAAGAAAAGTATGACCAAACTAAAGTTAAGATGGGTGAACTTATCCTGCAAAAAAAGAAGATGGATAGCCACTTCGCAGCAGGGAGAGTTAATAAAGAAGTTTACACTGCTAGACTCGCATTTTTAGATGCGGAGCTTACTAAATTAAAAGAAATACAAAAAGTAGTACCCGGAAGCACAGCAGGTGGTGCTCCTATTTCTGCGGGTGGTGGTAACGACAGGAAACTTAAAATTGAACAAGATTTCCAAGATAGATTAAAAGAGATGAGGGACGCAGTAAAGGAAGGACAAATTCTTGATGATGAGAATGACCTGTTAACCCTCCAGTCAAAACTTGATGTGGAAGCTGAATTAAAAAACATATCAATGGCAAAAGACCTTGCGACAAATGGTGATTTAAGCAATGCGAAAGCAAAAATAAATGAACTAGAATTAAAGAAGTACGTCAAACATTTACAAACAAAGCAGAAATTTGAACAGCAATTCTCACAGCAATATGTTGGTCTAGCTCAACAAACAGCCGGATTGATTACTTCAATATATGGGCAAGAAACAGTGGCATCATTCCTTATAGCAAAAGGCGCAGCAGCCGCACAGATATTTTTGGATAAAGCCAAGGCAGATATGGCAGCGACATTCCAATCTAGAATGTTAATGCCGGGGTTGTCAGAAGCCTACCTAGCTAAATCATTACTAGTGAATAAAATATCAGCAGGTGTTGCGCTAGCAACGGTGGCTGCACAATCTATCCAAGGCTTTGCACAAGGTGGTATGATTGAGGGCGGCACAGCAGGGAGAGATTCTGTCAGGTTTATGGGTCAAAGAAATGAAGTTATAGTCCCGCCAAAAACTACATTTGAAGATTTAATCACAGCAGGTAGAGCATTTACTGAGGGTGGTGAAGGTGGTCAACAAGTAGAAGTTAAGTTAACATTAAATGACAATCTAATCGACTTCGTGGAAGCTGAGATTAACCAACGTCAAGCAATTGGAGTATCATAATGTCAGGCCAAATTACATTTTTCAATAAGTCGTTAATAGATATTGACCAGGGTAACATTACAATTACTGTTACTGATGCAGTCGCAACAAACAACGGAACTGATTTTGTAAATTACATGAGAAATAGAAAAAACGATTCTGGATGGATAACTACAGGCTCAACTGATGCAGCTAACACAACTTTAGATGTTGATTTCACCGATGAAATAGATTTTACAGATATACTTTTAGTTAGCCATAATTTAGGAGCGTACACTATTCAATATTGGGATGGAGCCGCTTACCAGGACTTTTCAACAGCCATAACTGAGACAACAAACACAGAAACAACAAACCATTATAACTTTACCAGTGTTGAGTCATCTAAGCTAAAAATTATTATCACAGGTGCGCAAACAGTAGACGCTGATAAAGTAATCAGGCAATTGATAGTTACTAGACGCATAGGAGACGGACAACTTGAGGGGTGGCCTATAATAAAAAAACCAACCCTGTCCACTAATCGCAAAAGTAATAAAATGCTGTCAGGAAAGATTAGTCAAGTAGAGTCAATCGAAAGTTTTTCTTGTCAATTGACGGTTGCTGTTTGGAGCAGTGACGATGATATGGATATTGTAGAAGGTATTTATTTCAAACATCAGGGTGTTTTATTATGGTTGTGCGGTGGTGATGAATCTCAATTTAAAAATGAAAGAATCAATTATAGAAAAGAAGACATATATTTGGTGAGACCAGTAAACGAATATTCAAACGAGTATTATAAAGGTGTTTATTCTAATGGTCAAAAGATTACTTTAGAACTTCAAGAATCGGTAAACTAATGGGAACAGTTAGAATATATATAAATCCATTTGATACGACTGGTGAATATACCTCTTATCAAGACGTAACAAAATATGTTAAAGATAAGTCAGCAGTAGTGAAGCGTCAGGTGGACAATAATGAATATGACGTTGGCGTTTTAACTTATAACAATCTCTCATTAACTTTTAACAACATCAACGGTAAGTTTAATGAAGCCGATAACATACAAAGTATATTCGATTACAAAAGATCAAATTCAAAAGTTAAAATCACATGGGAGATTAACACTCATCCATTATATTGTGGTTTTGTTGAGTGCGGAACTTATTATTTAGGCACAGAGGTTACAATATTTGAAGGGCTTTTGAATGATGAAGGCAGCAAGACCGATATTGACAGTCAGTTTATTAATTTTACTGTACTTGGTTTTGAGTCAATACTTGATAAGGTAGAAACTCCTTTTTCTAGTATCGCAAATGACGACAAGGTTAGTGAAATTTTATACGATTGTCTGAATCAATCTGATATTACTGAAATATTGACGGTATCATTAGCAAACATAACTCCCTCCTATGATGCTGTAATAGACGATGTTTCGGATCTTGAAGAAACAACCGTAAAAGAAACTCTTGATATCTTATTGGAAATTTCTAATTCAATATTAAATATAATTGACAATGTTATCTACATAGTCCCAAGAACTGCAACACCTACGGTACAGCAAACATTCTACGGACAAGCCGCAAGGGCCAGTGGTGAGGACATAGTATCAATCAAAGACATTAGACAAGGTTTACATAAAACTTTCAATTTATGGAAATGGGAAGATACTGTATTGACCGCGAGAAGCTCATCCTCAATAGAAAAATATGGGGTTAGAAAAAAAGAAATAAGCTATGTTGGTATAACAACTGAAGCAACTAAACAGGCCATACTAAATAGCTCTAGGACTGAATTTGGAGAACCTAAGAAAGAAATAAAACTAACAACATTATTAAATTACGACACATATAATTTAGCAATTCTAGATAGAGTTGCAATCGACTACCCGACTGTTTTTTTCCCATCAGACGAGAATGTTTTACCGATGTTCGGAGTGAGTACATTCGGTAATGATAAATTTCCGTTTGGCGTATGGGCACTAACATTCGACACAAATACCAATTTTAAAATATTAGGCAAAGATATAAACCTACAAAAAGAAATTATAACCTTAACGCTAAGGGAGATATAACCATGAGTTCAAACTCATTGACCACATACAGTGATGGAGATACAATTTCAGCAGCATCGGTTAACCAATATAAAACGGCATTAAATCAAAACGTAGTCCCTAGAAACTCAAGCGGTGTAGCTACTAATGATGGTGGTGATATTGGAGAATCAAGTCTCAAATTTAAGAAAGCTCATATATCGATAGGGTATATCCCTATTGGTACAGTAATAGATTTCTATTCATACAATGACACTGTCACTCCAGGCAGAGGGTGGTTATTATGTAACGCTCAAATTATAAATGAAGCCAACTACGAAAGTGCCCATGGTTCTGGAACGTGGACAACTGATGCTGCTTCCAGTCCTCTATCTGGGCTATATACTCCTGACTTTGATGGAAGGTATGCAGTCGGGACGGATGCAGTTACTCAAGATGGGTCAATTGCTATTACAGCGGAGGGTAACACTGATAATGAAGTTTCCTTGATTGCGCACAACCATGGACACACTCACGAGTGGATGCATTCATCTGCTCATTTAGGAACTAATGATAGTATGTACGACTCTGCTGGTAATTCCCGGTCAATTGGTAACTTAACATCAGCTGGTGGCGTAAAATTGGCATTGACAGGCAATGGTTTGTGTATGGCAAAAGCTGATGGGCTTGGTTTTCACACAAATAAAGACTCCACAAACACCACAGCAGCAACGCAAGATATTCAACCAGATTCTGTTGCGATAGAGAAATGGATAAAGGTGGCATAATGACTATATCAACTAGAGAAAATGGAACACTTATCGACCAGACTTGGTTTAATAGTATCAAAACAGATGTAGACGCGCTAGGCGCGGTAGACCTGGATTTAATTTGCGATTCAGGTAATACCACTTTTGCGGTTGCACTAAATACCGAAGCACTGACCATCACAGGTGGTTCGGGCGTTTCAATTGTTGGGGCTGATGCTAGTACGCAAATACAGGTTGATGTTGATCATGGTGGTATATCTGGGTTGTCAGATGATGACCACACTCAATATTTATTGAGATCAGATACATATACTGATTATTCAGAGAGTACATTTTCAGCGGCTAATAATCAGGCAGGAGTTACAAATGTCACAGGACTCGTATTTGCTAATGCTACCTACAGGGCATCTTTTATAAAATTAGTTATTGAGATTGATGCCGACACAGATTTGTTTGAGGTTTTCGACATAAGGGTTGTTCAAAGATCAGCTGACTGGGATTTGTTTTATACTTCTAATGGAGATGATGCTGGCATAGAGTTCAGTATTACAAGTGCAGGGCAATTACAATATACTTCTGGCAATGAAGCTGGATACTCATCAAGTGTTTTCACATGGGAAGCGACAGCAATTAAAAAACAGGTGTGACTATGAAAAAAATTATTAATTATGCAGGACTTATTTTCTTATTGATAACCCTTCATCTGTTCATAGCAGCCTACAAGATAGGTGCGGAGAGTGTTTATATAGGGCAGAACGCGGATAATGACATATGCCTTTATTTCAGGACATCTTCAGCAACACCTCCTTTTATTTGTTGGGATCAAAGTGGAAGTTCTTTGGTTTTCAGCAACGATGGATCAACGGCAAGCGCGTTTGGAACAGGGTCAGGCGGCGGTGGCTCACCTAACTTTGATTTTATGTTTGCAGGATATGATTCTGACGCTGACGACTATTCAGATGCTACCGATTGGAAAACAGGAAAAGATAACGACTTAGCTGTTATTGTAGATGGTTCACCAGCTGATTTAGAAGGTGCATTAACTTTAGATACAACAGCGGCAAATTTTAGATATTCTGGTAGATCGAGACGAATCATCTGATGAGGAATAATATAATGGATAAAAAAACTATATCGATCATTGGTGCCGACACTGATGCAATAATCGAGCACATGGGTATATGAAAAATCTAACTGGTATAATGTCAGCAGTTTCAGCGGTGTTAATTGCAGCAGCTATAATGGGAACCTTCTCATTGGCCAACAGAGTATCAGTAGTTGAGACTAAGCAAGACTTATACGCAGAAGATATTAGAGACATTAAAGATAATATTAACAACATGACAGGCTTACTACAGCGATGTCATAAGGAGGAATAACATGAGCATAGCAGACGTAAAAAACCAAATTTCAGAAGTGATATTAGAGACAATGATGGGTATCAGAGAAGGCGTTGGCAAATGTAGAAATGAAGAGTTTTCAGCTTTCATTAAAGATTTAATTGCAGCAAAAGAAGCTGGATTAGATGTTGGAACACTACCGCTACCAATGCTCACCGACCATGTAAAACAAGGTGTGGAGGCGTTCTTGAGCGTTAAAAAAGATTTGTCAGTAAGCGGTGGACTGATTTATTCTATCGTAACTGTTGATGGCAAGTACGGAAAAGAAGAACAAACAGCTATGAAAATAAATGTTGCTATGGAATTTTTCTCAGCAGGTTCTTTGGATTTGGGCAAAGTTGTTGAAATGAATCCCGATGAACTTACTAAGCTTTTAGAAGTTGTAAACGCAAACGCATGAGGGACAAGCAAGCCGCAACACTTAAGACGTGCCAGCAAATAGCAGATATAACAGTTGAGACTTATAAGAAAATTATCGAGTCAATAGAGCTTGTGCCAACAGCTGCTGTAATAGACCTGGAAGTAAAGTTAACAGCAATTGATAAACACGTATTTTCTAATGACAGTGAAGTTTCAGAAAGCGTTATAAGAATGACGATAGATTTAATAAACAATGTAACAGAGGTAATAGAATGAAATTAAAAAACAAACAAGAAATTATTGCAAGATTACAAACAGTAGGTCTAAACCTGTTAGAAAATGTAGTAAAAGAAGCTGCTACTATTGCTTATGATATTGATTTAGATTTGATTGACAATAAAATATTAAAGTTTGCGGTTAAGAAATTATCAGAAGCTTACAAAGATGAGTTGTTCGCAGAAATTGACAAGATTGACGGTGAGAAAGACTAAATACTTTTCACCATACCCAAGGGGGCATACCATGCCATTCCAAGTATGTGTCATAAAAGCATTGGTAGGCCTCTGATTTTGATTTAAACTGCCCCAAGTAATTTCCCAGTCCACCTGTGGTTATCCCAGCTCTCCATGTGTTTTTACGACCCTTTACTTTACTAACTCCCCTTTTTTTATCGCTGATAAGCCTATGGTAGTGATTTGTATTTTCCTGGCTTGTCACCCATTCTAAGTTTTCTACCCGGTTATCATTTTTAATACCATTGATATGGTTTACTTCTCTTGAACACAAGGGGTTATGCAAGAAGGCAATAGCTACTAGCCGGTGCAGATTAACCTTTTTGCAATTCTTGTCTTTATTAAGTCCTGTTAGTACATAACCACCTTCGGGCGAAGCGCGTACTGATTTGTTTCTCCATGTGTTTAACTTGTTCCCACACCTGCTAAACCTGCTGCTAAGGCGGCCCTCACTGGAAACTTGATATAACCCACTATAGTCCTTAACATCTTTCCATATTTCTTTTTCCATTGTATAATATCCCTAATTAAAAATTAATCCAAATGGTTAGACCTCACGGATGAGGTTTGAGCTGTATAAGGGGTGTATCTCTTTACACCTCTTTCTTCCCCTTGCATAATTTACATATCCGATTAAATTTACTAACACTGATAAATAATTTATCACAACCTAAACATGGTATTTTACTTATCTCCGCACCGGCTTTTTCAACTTTTGATGGTCTTTGATGGTCAGGAACAATTGGCAACTCTTCCAACACATGACGAATAGCCACACCGAATTGTTCTAATGCCTTGATAGATACATGATTTTCTATATTGAAATACTGTGTTGGGGTTAGGCCTACCCTCTGCGCGATAGACCTTGCTGAATAACCTTTTTCTAATCTCAGTTGTCGAATGGTAGCTACTTGGCTTCTGGTATCACGCTGTTCCATGTCTCGTTTGCCTGTTATGTGGTTATACATTATCGTTATATGCTTTAATAGCATCCACTAGGACAAACTTAAAAGATTCTATAAATTCTTCGGTTGTCTGGGCATCATATTCATTATCTCCAAAGAATGATTCAAGTAATACATTTATAGGTGTACCATGATTGCATTGTTCCAAGTTATAAAAACCTCTATTGCCTCTTGACATTTCCTTAACGCCTCTATTGTTTTGATACGGTCTTTTCTTTCCCATTTCAGATAGTATATAGTTTGCAAGCAGTTTACTATTTTCGTGACCATCAATAACTAATGCCTCTCTACCGCTTGCAGACCCATTATAACAATTAAAATGGAACTCAATAGTGCAATCACATCCCATTGCGTTTGCAACATTTGAAGCACCTTCAATACCGCGATTGTCTCTTGTTATAATGTGGCTCTTGATATACGCATCCCAAAGAATTTTCATTCTTGGAATAACTACACTATGAAAATCATATTCGTTAAGTCTTGCCCTGTCAGAGTACGCGCCTCCTGCTCGTTTTGTATGGCCTACAATTAACCCTACCGTTTCAATCTTCCTACTTGGTTTTTGAATTACGACTTTCTTTTTCTTCTTTTTAAATAAATTTTTAAACCAACCCATTTAATCCTCCTTCTTAATGCATAAATCATCAGCAACGTGTGACTTGACAGCATACTGAAATATATTACTCTTAATATCTTTAAATTCTTTATCAGCACAGTCTAGTACATATACATGAGCTAATAGTTGTCTTACTTGTCTAATATCTACTTTTACATTTTTAGAACCGCACCATAGCGGCCAGGCAGAGTAATCAAGGTTCGCACCCTCAAGATTTGCACCCTCAAGATTTGCACCCTCAAAATTTGCATACTCAAGATTTGCACCCCTGAGATTTGTACGCTCAAGATTTGCACCCTCAAGATTTGCACGCTTAAGATTTGCACGCTTAAGATTTGCACGCTTAAGATTTGCATACTTAAGATTTACATACTTAAGATTTGCATACTCAAGATTTGCACCCTTAAGATTCGCACGCTCAAGATTTGCATCCTCAAAATTTGCATCCCTGAGATTTGCATCCTCAAGATTTGCATCCTCAAGATTTGCATCCTCAAGATTTACATACTTAAGATTTGCACGCTCTCCTTCCGCGTTGTTATTTAGCCATAGTTTGTGTTTTTGTATTATTTCGTCCAATTGTTCTTGTTTCATTCTTCACTCTCCTCCTTGTACACTACTTGCTTTTCTTCTGTTTTTAATAATTCTAAGTCTATCTGTCTGGAACTATAGTACCTATTAATAAACTTTTCCCAACTTAACGATGTAGGAAAACATTGTTTTGTTTGATCGATTGTCTTATATGTATAAACGTATAATTTAATTAGTTTCATTTGGCACCTCGATTATTTAACCATAATTTGTGTTTTTGTAGTATTTCTTCCAATTGTTCTTGTTTTCATTTTTTACCCATCTCCAGATTCAATAATTAAATCAAGCAACCTTGCCGTTTTTGTTAGGCTTGTCCCCTCTGTAACAATAAAAAGATTAGCCCCCCTCTCGGTGGAGCACCAGAGTATATCCCCCTGAACCTCTCCTGTGAATCTATAAGCCCCTGTGTCTCGGCAGTCGAGTACCTTGTGCTCTATCAAAAAAGAGTTTCCGTTTTTCAAGGCGATAATATCAATACCATTTGCACTTTTAGATTTTCGCCAATTAGTCTCGAAGCCCTTAGCGCGTAAAAAGGTGTGTACGTCCTCCTCACTTTTTATAATTTCTTTTAACATTTTACTCTCCTTTAATTGTTTTCATTTTTTACCATTACCGCTTTAAATGTCGGATCATTTCTAAATTCCACTTGATAAACACCAATGCCATCAATTATTATATCCAGCGGCCATACGCTTTCCCATCCATCATGATTGTGAAAATAATCCATAGCACATTCTTCAGCTATATGATCGCCATCGTGATAATCACTCTCACATATTTTAGCGGCTTCAGTTGCTTCCTCACAGTTAGCTATCCAATATTTATATTTCATTTCTAAGTTCCTTTATGCTTGGTTAGTCCCTTCAACTCCTCTTATCGCTCTATCTCTTTTGCGTTCTCTAAGCCACATAAGTGCTTCATCAAGTTTGGTTAGTGCAAGACTGTTTTCTCTACAGGGAAATTTCTTATTAAGCCCTTCGACAATAATCTTAGCTGTTTCAATAACTTCATCAACCTGGCAACCATTGTGCCCATTTTCCTTGATTGCTCCATCTTGAATTTTAAAAGTAATTTCATTTATTTCGTGATTAATTTTTATATGGTTTTCACATCCTTCTATTGGGTGCCCATACTCATCAGGGAAATGTGCTACCCCATGATTGTTAATACTCTCTACGCCTTTTAATGTTTCTAATTCCATTTCACTCTTCTTTAATTGTTGTTGTTCTTCTAACATTTGTATTGCGCACATAACTTCAGACCTTTCTGTTCTGAGGGCAAGCCTACGCCTATCAAGGGATGCTTTTTCGCTCCTTATTCTTGCTTGCTGAGATGCGGAATTACAATTATGCCGGTTGTACTCAACGTCAACTACCCTAAGCGCATGGTCAATGCTTTTTATACTGTCAGTTAAAATCTTAATCGCACCTTTCACATCACTCTCCTTTAATTGTTGTTGTTCTTCTACCTTTTCATACTTCATTCTTCTCCCCCATGCGAAGAAGCACTTCTTTTTGCTTGTCTGTAAATTTACCGTAAGTATCTACTATATATACAAGTTGCATATCCCTATCAAATGTTGACGGATACTTGTTCATCTCGTTTGTAAAGCCTCTGAAAAAGGGTACTTGTTCATCAGTAGTCAGAGTGGCTAGTCTTGCCCCTAGCGATTCCCAATTAATAGCTATTGTCTCAAAGTTTTTATTCATAGCTCACTCTCCTTTAATTATTATTACTCTTCTGTATAAAAAATTGTTATCGTTTGATCAAAGTAAACATCTAGACCATTGCTTGTTCCCGACTCGCTTTGCAGCGTTTGTTTTATATCAATATTCTCATTGTCTGCTAACCATGCATTAACGGCAGCGTTTAGTATGTTAATATCACTGCTGTTAAACATTTTACACTTCATCATTCACTCTCCTTTAATTCTACGTTTATCTGCTTTTAAAAATATTCTCTTAAATGTTTCTTCTTTAATTTGCTTACTCGCTCCAAAGTCTATATGCCCCTCATTATTGTAAGGTTGATATACATACAAAGGTACTCCAACATTTGAAGATATTTCACACAATCTATATAGATCAAAGTAGATGCATATATGCATGAACATAGGCATTGCAAGGACGATAGCCGGTGTTAATGCGAACATTCTTCTTCCTCAAGCAACTTTCCAACGTCCGACATTAATGCTTCTATATGCCTTTCAACGAGCAAGTCTTTTTCTATTGTCAACTCTGCATTATCATCAAAAACGCAAGATAGTAAATCTATCGCAACTTGCACTTGATATACAATAGTGTTGATGTACTTTTGTTTCATTACCATTTAAATTTCCCTCCCTTTATTCGCCAAGGTAGCCCTTCTTCCTCTAGTTTTTTGTTGGCTCGCTTTATCATCAAGTCGTACCAATTCTTTATTATGCGCTTATCTACTGTCATCTGATGACGTAGTTTGATGTCTCTTCTTGCTTTGTAGCCTGAAGCGCAGCCTCCTTCATTGTCGTGTATCAAACAACCACCGCCACACACAAAGGTTACCTGCGCGATTTGACTGGCATACATACAAAGCTGGCATTCTTTCAGCTCACCTTCACTATATTCATTTAATCTCTTAACTAAATAATCAACTTGATCGCCCCATAGTTTTTTTAATTCTTTATTCATTACCATTTAAATTTCCCTCCCTTTATTTGCCAAGGAAGCCCTTCTTCCTCCAGTCTTTCATTGGCTCGCTTTATCATCAAGTCGTACCAATTCTTTATCATGCGCTTATCTGCTCCCATACGAATGGGTAGTCTGAGTTCTATTCTTTTAACCATTCTTCTAGCGGCACGGCCTGATGTGCAATCTCCTTCTTTGTTGCACAATAGGCAATCGCCACACACAAAGGTTGCCTGCGCAATTTGCCTGGCATATCTACAAAGCTGGCATGGTTTCAGCGCACCTTCCTCATATTCATTTAATCTCTTAACTAAACAATCTACTTGATCGCCCCATAGTTCTTTTAATTCTTTATTCATTGTCTACTCCTCAATAATTTCTACACCCTCAGGTGTTATCATAATTGAACAACCACAAACTTTTGCAACTCTATGAAGAGTTTGGATTCCAGGATTACATTTATTATATTGCCAATAACAATAAGTTGATGAACATACTTCAGCCAGTTTTAACATTGTCTGAGGTTCCATCTTTGCAATATTTAGCATATCGTTAATAGCATCAAATGCTTGTCTGTCAATTTCTTCTGAAAATTTCATTTTCTAACCCACAAAATAATATAAATAATTGCCATTAGTACAAGCGCGATAGCTGCGAAAACAAAAGCAAACCAAGCAAACATAAAATAGAATTTCATTATAGTTTCACAACTTGCTTTATCGGTATAGCAAACCACTGCTGTCATTAAACCTTCGTTCATTTCATAGCTCACTTACTAACTCAACTTTAATTATGTAATGTTTTTTATCCGGCTCTATAACAAGGTCTTCAGCTTCTTTTGCCGTTAAGCAAGCCTCACCTTGGTCCTCAATTGCGTTATAAATATGTTCTCTATCTTCGACCACATAATAACCCCACATTTCTTTATTCATCTTCTATTATCTCCTTAACCATTGCAGTTGCATTTACTACGCCTCTAATTTCCAAGGCTAATTTTGATGTATCTTTTTTATCAATGCACTTTAAGTTAACACTTTGCAATCTGCCATATAGGGCCAAAAAAGCTGATTTGTAGCTTGGGTTATTCATTTACGCCTACCAAACATTATATTTTTATTACCATCCGCTAACTCCGCAAATTCTACTACTTCACCTGTCGCTTTCAAATAATCTTTGATAGCCGTTTTATCAAAAGTGATTGTGGTTTTTGATATTCTAAACTCTTCAGGTACTTCATCTGGGCAAGTTATATTGACAACTGTAGACGGTTTTCTAAACTTCATCTGTGTCAGTTCACCCTTCATTGTATCTTTGCCGGACATTTCTAAGCACTGCGCGAGATAATCAACAAACCTTTTCTTGTCCGTTTTAGCCGAGTCCATAAAACTTTTATAAATATCAACTTTCACTTTCAATGCGTCTATTCTTGCGTCCAAATCCAGAACATAACTATGGCATGAATCAATTTTGTTAGTAAGTAGAGCGAGATACCTTTCAGTATCTTGCTCTGTTTCTAATGCATAAATAATTTCTTGTAATGTCATACCCAACCTGCTGGAACTTTATTAGTTTTTTGTATTTCTTCTTCAAGCCTTACGTCTTTAGGGTCAAGAAACGCAGACAACTTTTCTTGCTTTTTGCCATTCCATTCTTTGTGACCAACAAAAATCATGAATTCTTTACCAACCATAGTGGCTGGTTTAGTCTCCCCCATCTTGTTTACAGGAACGCTACACAACTCGAACATTCTTTTTATTCTTGCCATGCCTATGTTTACACACTGTACACTGTCGTTCTTATAATTGACCGAATCAAAAACAAATCTCTTGTTATATTTTTCAGGAGATAATACTTTATATTTGCAGTTAAAATATTTACCTTTGCCGTCTTTGGTGTCCTTGCTGTCCATTTCATCGAGCACAACTTTATAGTTTCCAACTGGCATTGGTTCAAAGTTATTTGTTTCAGACTCGACATTGTTAAAATCAAAATTCATTTTTAGCTCCTTAGTATTTGTTAAATGTTCTCTTGTTTGGTTTAGTTTTAATAAAAGCAACAACCGCTGCTCTTACAAATTTAGATAATGATACATTACATTTTATTGCTTGCTTCATTATTTTAATCTTTAACTCTATGGGTAATGCTACCCCAATTCTTGTAATCATCTTAACTCTCCTTAAAAACTTTGTTTATAATATCGCCAAGATTTGGCTTCTCGTATTTTTCAATTTTTACACTTCTACTCTTACAAAAATTTAAATCTGATGAATCAAACAATAAGGCCCTTTGCACTTTTTCGTTTTCTTCAAATTTTTGCATATATGCTACGAAGTCAAAATATTGAGGTAGTCTCGTTCCTAATGATTTCTGAGCAACGTCTAATGTATGTCCGTTGTCACCATCTTTAGTAAGACATGTTACGAAAGTGTTTATCTTGTTCATGTCTCTAAAACTTTTAACTATCATTAGCATTTGCCTATTGTAGTCCTCATATAGGTTAAAGTTTTGCGCTTTTGTATATTGAGGCCTTAGGCTTGTAAAAAGTATTTCAGATAATTCAGTCAGGGAATCAACCCCAACATTATTATACTGTTCGTTCCCTGTTAGTTCTAAGTATGCCTCTCTTAGCTCAACCATACTGGTTATGGTCCACACTTCAAAATCTTTTTCTGATAACGTTAATAATCCAGATTCCATTGATAAAATAACTGTTTTTTCTTCGGGTAAAGTTCCAAGTGTGTAAGTTTTACCGCAGCCAACTGGACCCACTATAAGCATGAATAGGTGGTGTAGGGACATATCGCTTGTTCTTGTTCTTGTGAAAGTCATGATAAAAAACCTTTTACTTTTATGTGTATGTTTTGTATAAGAAGTTTATAAACTATTTGGGAGAAAAAGTGAACTATAAAAGAACAAAGCTTGAAGATTTTTTACTTACGCATAACGCCACTGCTGATATAGAATCATGCGGCAATGAAACAAGGGTTACTATTTATACAAAATGTGGGTTATATTTATATGCTCACTATGCACCAACATTAAATGAAGCTATAACGCTTGCAGTTGACGACTTTTTAAATAAAAAAGATCAAAAATAGTTCGCATTTCGATATTTTTTGCGTATAATTTTCACGCTTGAACAGCAATTCGTAAAAAATCACCAACTCGAGAGAGTAACAATAGACCGACCTCCTTTAAATGATTCAATGTTCAGGCCATTTAAAGGAGGAAGGTTTTTTCAATGGAGTTAATTATCGAAGGTTATATAAAACTTCACAGAAAAATATTAAAGTGGGAATGGTACAAAAAAGGGGAAATGTTCAAGTTGTTTTCTTATTTATTGCTGTGCGCATCCCACAATGAACACCGGTTTGAGGGCGTTGCTCTAAAGCCCGGTCAGATGCCCTTCGGGTACAAAAAAACCTCCAAGGATACAGGAATAAGCGTACAGTCGGTACGCACTTATATAAAAAGGCTAAAATCAACACACGAAATAACAATCGAATCAACGCCCAATGGGTCGATTATCACCATAGTTAGGTGGCTCGACTTCCAAACATCAACACGCATATCAACAAACGATCAACAAACGATCAACAAACGATCAACACTAACCAAGAATGGTAAGAATGGTAAGAATGAAAAGAAGAGAGAGAAAGAAAGCCCTCCGCCTAATTTTTTAATCAAAAACGACTTAAATGATTTAGCAAAAGGAATTGATAACGCAAGGCTTGATAGTTTCATTAAAGATTATGGTGAAGATGTTTGCAAAACCCAACTTGAATCACTAGGCAACTACATGCGCTCTCAGGGTAAGAACTATAAGTGCTATATATCAACAATTAGAAATTGGTGCAGAAGAGATAACATCCCAAAGATAACAAACCAATATTTACACAATATCGAAAAAGCGAAAGATAGGCAGAGGAAAATAGATGCAAAAAATTGATAAGATAAATATTGCAAGAAAAAATCGCAACACTACATACTTTCAAAGTAAAATAAGTTTTTTACAAAAGCACAATGGGTTTAGACCTGGGAAAATTCACATAGTATTGGGACCAACTAGCGTGGGCAAAAGCTCATTCATGCGATCAGTAATGTATGATGTGACTGCTCATAACCCAAAAAAGAAAATAGGGGTAATACTCTCAGAGGAAACTGAAGAGGAATTTATGGTGGAGATGATTGATGCTGATGAAAATTTCAAAGAGGTGATAGACAGGTTCTCATCGCATGAAGAGTTAAACGTTAATTACACTGATCCGATGCAAAACATTGAGAAGATTAAAAATTTTATAATTGAAAACGAAATAGATATATTGTTTTACGATAACATAACAACAAGCGATTTCTACGATGGTCAAAAAATAGATATGCAAGCTAAATATGCAGGTGCTTTAAAAAAAATATGTAAGATAACAAATATTCCATTTGTGTTAATAGCACATACAGCATCAAGTATCTATGGGGATGTTGCCAGAATAATTTCAGCAGAAGACATTAGAGGAAACAGAAGAACGGCAAACATTGCCGAGTTTCTTTACACACTGCAAATGTTTTCAATAGGAGCAGATAGACACACTTTTTTAAACATGAAAAAATATAGGGGCTTTGTTGTAAGAGATACCACGTATGGAATGGATTTTGATCCAATAAGCAAAACATATAGAAATTTTACTGCTATTTCGTTTAACGACTTCAAAGGACTTTTCAGCGAAAGGAACAAGCTAAGGTGAGAATATATTGTGGTCATGATTCAAGCGATATTATAAAATCCAACCGTGGCTATTTCCCTTGCAACAAAAAAGATGCGACTGATTTAAACCGCGAAGGTTTTGGAGTATTTTTTAGCGTTCATGATTTTACAGACCTAAGACAATCGCAATATCTTAAAAAACTAAATGCGTGGTTTATCGATACCGACCATAAGCCGAAGCCTCACGTTATGAAGCAACTTGAAATATTCATGACACCAACAAAGGTGGTTGAGTCTAAAAACGGGTATCATGCATACTGGGAATGTAGAGAAGACATTTTGGCCACACAAAACGGATTAGTCATGTATGAAAACATACTTAGACGATTAGTGTATTATTTTGACAGCGATAAAAACGCTATGAAAATCACCCAAATATTACGTTTACCTGGGTTTTATCACATGAAAAATTCTAATGAACCGTTCAAAGTAAAAGAAGTGTTCTCAAGCAATAAAACATATACGCTCAAACAAATGGACTTAGCTTTGCCAGTTATTCCAAAACCAGAAGTTAAAATAAAGGCAAACGGTAATGTTCAAGGTGATGACTTTTGGGAAAGTGCTGGAAGGATAGGATGTACCTACGCATTATCATGCTTAAGCGGAGCAAACGAATTGGCCTGTGATGCCATAACATTCAAAGATGTCAGAAATAAAAAGCACTTAATTATCAATGGCAAAAATAGGTCAGGATGTTGGATAGATGAAAACGA